CGGAGGGCCTCATGCTCAGCTGCACGACCTCCGGCTACGTTAACGATTCGATATACGACGAGCTGATGAAGCGGGCGACCCGGTTCCTCCTGGGAGAGAGCCGGGAGACCAGACTGCTCCCGCTGATCTACATGATCGACGATCCGGAGCGGTGGAACGACATCAACGAATTGCGGAAGAGCAACCCGAACCTCGGCGTCTCGGTCTCGGTGGACTACCTGCTGGAGGAGATCGCGATCGCGGAGGGGAGCCTCTCGAAGAAAGGGGAGTTCCTCACCAAGTACGCGAACATAAAGCAGAACTCCTCGCTGGCATGGCTGCCGGCGCAGCTGGTCACGAAGGCCTCCGGAGACAAGTTGGATCCAACTCAGTTTCGGGGGAGCTACTGCGTCGGCGGGATCGACCTCTCGCAGACGCGAGACCTGACGGCGGCCTGCGTAGTGGTCGAGAAGGCCGGCGAGCTTTACGTCCTCGCGCATTTCTGGCTCCCAGCGGAGCGGATAGACGAGGCGACGCAGAGGGATGGCCTGCCGTACCAGATCTACATACAGCGCGGCCTGATGTCGGCGAGCGGCGACAACTTCGTCGACTATCGCGACTGCCTGGCATGGTTCCGGCAGCTGGTGGAGGAGTACGAGATCCTGCCGCTGCAGATAGGGTATGACCGTTACAGCGCCCAGTACCTCGTCAGCGACATGAAGGCCTACGGCTTCCACATGGACGACGTCTTCCAGGGCGAGAACCTGTACGGCGTGATCCAGGAGACGCAGGGCCTCCTGGAAGACGGGAAGCTCCACATCGGAGACAACGACTTGCTGAAGGTGCACCTGCTCAACAGCGCCATAAAGATGAGCACAGAGCGGGGACGCGGGAAGCTGGTCAAGCTGTCACCGTCGGATCACATCGACGGCACGGCGGCGCTGCTGGACGCGATGACCGTCCGGCAAAAATGGTACGCCGAGATCGGCGAGCAACTGAAGAACTGAGGAGACAAAAATGGGACTGTTCGACTTTATTTTCAAGAACCGGCCGAAGGAACCGAAAGGTGCGAGGGTTGAGACCTTCCGGATGCTGAACGGCTACACGCCGCACTTCAGCAGTTACGGCGGGAGCGTCTACGAGTCGGAGCTGATCAGGGCGGCGATCAACGCCAGGGCGACACATATCAGCAAGCTCTCGGTGCAGACACAAGGCGCAGCCCGTCCGGCGCTGCAGGCGAAGCTGAAGCACGGCCCGAACCAGTTCCAGACCTGGGGGCAGTTCCTCTACAGGCTCTCGACGATCCTCGACATACACAACACGGCCTTTATTACGCCGGTGTTCGACATCTACGGCGAGCCCGCCGGGGTGTATACGCCGCTGCCGAGCCGGTGCGAGATCGCTGAGTATGATGGCGTCCCCTATCTGCGCTATGAGTTCAACAACGGCCAGAAAGCAGCCGTCGAGCTGGCCTTCTGCGGGATCATGACCAAGTACCAGTACAAGGACGACTTCTTCGGCGAGACGAACCGGGCGCTGCTACCGACGCTCGACCTGATCCACATTCAGAACCAGGGCATCAAAGAGGGCGTCAAGAGCGCCGCGACCTACAGGTTCATGGCGAAACTGGGCAACTTTGCGAAGGCGGAAGACCTGGCAAAGGAGCGGAAGCGCTTCACCGAGGAAAACCTCGCGAGCGACGCCGGAGGCGGCGGACTGCTGCTGTTCCCGAACACGTACACGGACATTCAGCAGATCAGCTCGAAGCCCTTCGTGGTCGACGCCGACCAGATGAAGGCGATCCGGGCGTCGGTGTTCGAATACTTCGGCGTGAACGAGGACGTGCTGGAGAACAAGGCCTTCGGCGACGCATGGGCGGCCTTCTACGAGGGCGCCATCGAGCCGTTCGCGATCCAGTTCAGCGACGTCATGACGAAGATGCTGTTCACCCTGCGGGAGCAGACGCAGGGCAACAGGGTGACCGCGACGAGCTCGCGGCTCCAGTACATGAGCAACGCAGACAAGCTGGCGGTCTCGGCACAGATGGCCGACCGCGGGCTGATGACCAGGAACGAGATCAGGGAGATCTGGAACCTGGCGCCGCTGCCGGAGCCGCTAGGCGACCAGCTGCCGGTGCGCGGCGAATACTACAACGTCGGAGAGGAGGGCTCCACAGATGCAGAACCTGAAAACAATTAACGACAAGCTGACCGAGGGCCGGCAGTATCGCGACATCCGAGTCTCGGATCTGGAGACCAGGGCGGAGGAAGACGGCAGCATGACCGTCAGAGGGTACGCCACGACCTTTAACCAGCCGTACACGCTCTGGAAAGAGGACGGCTTCACGGTCAGGGAGCAGATAGACCCGGCGGCCTTTGACGAGTGCGACATGAGCGACGTGATCATGCAGTACAACCACGAGGGCCGGGTATTTGCCAGGACGAGCAACGGGACGCTTTCGATCGGAATCGACGAGAAGGGCCTGCCGATCGAGGCAAGGCTGGACGGTACCGAGCTCGGCCGGGAGGTATACGAGGAGATCGTCGGCGGGTACACGACCAAGATGAGCTTCGGCTTCAAGGTCGGCGAGGATCGCCGCGAGTCGACGGAAAACCGGGAGACCGGCGAGGTGGACGTCCTCCGGACGATCACCAAGATCACAAAACTGTATGACGTCAGCGCCGTCAGCATTCCGGCTAACGACGCTACGAGCATATCGGCGCGAAGCTACGGCGAGGGAGTCATCGCCGAGATCACGGAGGAGATCCGGGAGCGCGAAAAGCGCGAGCGTCAGAAGCAGAAGATCCGAATTCTAACGGAGGTACTGAAATGAACTTTGAGACCATGAGCATCGAGGATCTCGAAGCCAGGAAGGCAGCCATCGGGATCGAGGTCGACGCGGAGGGCGCCGATCTGGACGCGCTGGAGGCCGAGGCCCGCGGGATCAACGAAGAGCTCGAAAAGAGAAAGGCAGCGGAGGCGCAGCGGGAAGAGATCCGCTCGAAGGTGGCCGCCGGTGCCGGCGAGACGAAACAGATCATCGAAGAAGTGAAAGGAGAAAAGAGCATGACTCTTGAAGAGATCCGCTCCTCTAAGGAGTATGTCAACGCTTATGCCAACTATATCAAGACCGGCAAGGACGAGGAAGTCCGCGCCCTGCTGACGCAGCTCGGAGATCAGACGTACGGTGTGCCGATCCCGATGAATGTCGACAGCCGCATCCGCACCGCGTGGGACAAGCTGGGCATCATGAGCCTCGTTCGCAAGACCTACGTACGCGGCATGATGTCGGTAGGCTATGAGTATTCCGCCTCCGGCGCGGCAACGCATGATGAAGGCGCACCGAAGCCGACAGAAGAGACGCTCAGGATCGGCACCGTTCCGCTTATGCCGACGACGATCAAGAAATGGCTCCGGATTTCTGACGAAGTGCTGGACATGGCCGGTCAGGACTTCCTGGACTACATCTTCGACGAGATCAGCTACAGGATCGCAAAGAAGGAACAGGAGCTTCTTCTTAGCAATATCGTTACCGCTTCCCAGACACCCAGCCAGACGAATTATCCGCCGGTAGAAACCGTTACCGCGAATGCCGTGAGCCTTACGCTTGTGGCGGAGCTGCTCTCCAAGCTGTCCGATGAGGCGGCAAATCCGGTGGTCGTCATGAACCGCGCCAACTATGCGGCCTTCAAGGCTGCGCAGGCTGCCGCGGGCTATGCATATGATCCGTTCGAAGGCCTGCCGGTCTACTTCGATTCGACGCTTCCGAGCAATACGACCGGAACGTGGCTGATCGTGGGCGACTTTGGGACTGGTGCCCTTGCGAACTACACCAACGGCGCAGATATCACGCTCAAGGTCGACGACCTTTCCGAAGCTGAGAGCGATCTGATTAAGATCGTCGGTCGCAGAAATGTCGGGCTCGGCGTTGTGGCCCCGTATGCGTTCGCGGTGGCAAAGCACGAATGAGAGCCCACGACGGCAGCTCCCACCAGATCCGCGCCGGCATCGTTTGAGGCTGACATGAATCCGCCGGAAGAGACCACGGCCTACACGGAAGAGGATCTCTCCGGCATGACGATAGCGGAGATCAAGGAGCTGGCCGTAACGGTCGGGATACCGATCACGGCGAGGAAAAAGGCGGACATCATCGCCGAATTCTTAGCCGGCCAGAACTGACAACCAGGGAGCGGGCAACCGCTCCCGCCATGAGGTGATGGAAATGCTCGAAAAAGTAAAGCTCGCGCTCCGGATCACAACGGACGCCTTCGACAGCGAGATCAATGACCTGATCGACGCTGCGGCCATGGATCTCGGCATCGCCGGCGTGATCAATACGGATCAGACCGACCCGCTGGTCATCCGTGCGATAACGACCTACTGCCGGGTGCACTTCGGACAGCCGGACGACTTCGACCGGCTGAAAGCGTCCTACGACGAGCAGAAGGCGCAGCTCATGACGGCCACGGGGTACACGGAATGGACAGAAGCAACGTAATAAACCTTGTCGCCACGACCTACACGCGGGACGAAAGAGGGGTCAGGCGGGCGGTGGAATCCTCCCGTCAGGTTTTTTGTGACGTCTCCAGCGTGACGGCCAGCGAGTTCTTCGACGGCGGCAGGGCGGGCCTTAATCCGGAGTACCGCTTCACGGTCTTCTACGCCGACTATGCCGGCGAGCAGATCGTGGAGTACCAGGGCCGGCGCTATGGCGTCTACAGGACGTACCAGGCGAAGACGGACGAGCTGGAGCTCTACGTCGAGCGGAAGGGCGGCACCAATGGCTAAGATCACGGCGGACAATCTCGCAGAGGAGATCCAGAAGCTGCTGGAAGAGTACGGCGACGAAGTGGAGAAGAACTCTGCGGAGCTGACGGAGAAGGTGGCGAAGGACGGGGCGAAAGCGCTCCGGAGCGCCTCGGGGATCTTCGGCGGGACTGGCAAGTACGCCAGCGGCTGGAAGGCGAAGGTCACCAAGGGACGGCTGAGCACGTCCGCGGTGATCTACAACAGCAAGGCCCCGGGGCTGCCTCACCTGCTGGAGTTCGGACACGCCAAGAGAAACGGAGGGCGGGTGCCCGGAAGGGAGCACATCCGCCCGGTCGAGCAGACCATCATCGAAAGTTTTGTTAAGGAGATCGAGGCGAAGGTATGACATACGAGCAGATCGCGGACATGATCGAGGAGGTCGGGCTCCCGTTCGCATACCGGGAGTTTGAGGAGGGCTCGGCGGAAGCTCCGCCCTTCATATGCTTCTTTTTCCCCGGCACCAACGATTTTTTCGCGGATAACAGCAATTACCAGCGGATCGAGGAGCTCGTCGTGGAGCTTTACACCGATGAGAAGGACTTCGACCTGGAAGAGCGGCTCGAGGGCATCCTGGCCTCGCACGGCCTGACCTTTGAGCGCACGGAAGACCGCCTCGATTCTGAACGGATGTATATGGAAACCTACACCATGGAGGTAGTGATCAATGGCTAACAAGATCAAATATGGCCTTAAGAGCGTGTACTACGCGAAGGCAACCATCGCGGCGGACGGTTCCGCGACCTACGAGACGCCGGTCGCATGGCCGGGCGCCGTTAACCTCTCCCTTTCTCCGGAGGGCGACACAACGCCGTTCTATGCGGACAACATCGTGTATTACATGAGCTCCGCGAACAACGGCTACACCGGGACGCTGGAGACGGCGCTCGTGCCGGACAGCTTTAAGCAGGACATCCTGGGCGAGATCGTCAGCAGGAACGGCCTCCAGGTCGAGTCCGCGAACGCGGAAAGCGGGCACTTTGCCCTCCTCTTCCAGTTCGAGGGCGATGAGAGCGCGACGAGGCACGTCATTTACAACTGCGTGGCTTCCCGCCCGAATCTGGAGGGCGCCACGAAGGAAAGCGCTATTGCCCCGCAGACGGAAAGCGTCGACATTACGGCGGCGACCATCTACGTCGCGGCGCTGGAGCCGCACGGCGACGTCGTCAAGGCGAAGGCGGACAGCGAATCTGCGGCTTATGCGGACTTCTTTACGGCGGTGACCATCCCGACGGCGCAGTAACTGGAAAAGGGGGATATGGAGCATGAACAAGTCAATCACCTTCGAAGGCGGCCGAGAGGTCGCCTTCACTTCTAACGCGGCGACGCCGATCAGATACCGGCAGATCTTCGGGGAGGACTTGATGACGGCCATCACACAGACCGGCGCAAGCAGCCTCTCCCTCGACATGGTCAAACGGCTCGCTTATGTTATGGCGCTCCAGGGCGCGGGCGGGGACTTCCGCGGCGCATCCGAGGAGACGCTGATCAGCTGGCTCGAGGACTACGAGGAAATGGACTTCATAGACCACGCTCAGGACATCATATCCATCTGGATCGACAGCTCCAAGAGGACGAGCACAGCAAAAAAAAAGGACGGCAGACCGACCGGCAAATGACCACGGGGCTGTATATGCTCCGGGCCCTGCAGTGCGGCCTGACGCTCCCGGATCTGGATCGCATCGAGTACGGGATGGTGCTCGATGTGATCACGGAGTCCGGCAACGATAACGCAGAGTATAACGACATCGCCACACAGGCGGATTTCGACAAATTCTAAGGTGGTAAACAATGGCGGACAGGATCAAGGGCATAACGATAGAAATTGAGGGCAATACGACTAAACTGTCGAAGTCCCTCTCCTCCGTCAATGGAGACCTGGCAAAAACACAGAGCGCCCTGAAGGACATCGACAAGCTGCTAAAAGTCGATCCGAAAAACGTCGACCTGCTGAAGCAGAAGCAGGAGCTGCTGACCAGGGCGATCGAGGACACGAAGGAGAAGCTCGACAAGGAGAAGGCAGCACTCGACCAGCTGAAGAACAGCGACGCCCCGGAGAAGAACAAAGACCAGATGCAGGCGCTGGAGCGCCAGATCGCCGCGGACGAGCAGGCCCTGAAGGATTACCAGGCGCAGAGCAAGACCACGGCGGAAGCGGTAAAGGGCGACACGGAGACACAGACAAGCGGCTTTAAGACCGTGGGCGACACGATTTCCGCAGTAAGAGAAGGCCTCGAGACTGCCGGGCAGAACCTGAAGAACGCCGGGCAGACGATCACGACCAACGTCTCCGAGCCGCTCCAGAAGGTCGGGAAGGCCGCTATCGGGGCATGGCAGGAGATCGACTCCGGGCGTGATACCATCGTCAAGGCCACCGGCGCCTCCGGCGAAGCCCTGGAAAGCATGGCGGGGATCATGGAGTCTATCGCGACCACGATCCCGACCGACTTCGAAACGGCAGCGGCTGCCATCGGTGAGGTGAACACCAGGTTCGGATCGACCGGTGGGGAGCTGGAAAGCCTCTCGACGCAGTTCGTAGAGTTCGCGAAGATCAATAATACGGACGTCGTAAGCTCCGTTGACAACGTTCAGAAGATCATGGCCATGTTCGGCCTTGAGACTCAGGACACGGGCGCCCTGCTGGATGCGCTGACCGCTGCCTCCCAGGAATCCGGCGTCTCGGTCGATACGCTGGCGTCCGGGCTGCAGGAGAACGCCACGGCCTTCGACCAGATGGGCTTCAGCGCCTCCGATTCGATCAAATTCCTGGCCGACCTGGACAAGAGCGGGGCGGACAGTTCGGCGACGATGACCGGCCTCCGGAAGGCGCTGCAGAACGCGGCGAAGGAAGGCAAGCCGATGGACGAGGCCCTCGCCGAGATCGAGTCCTCCATCAAGGACGCGACCACGGAAGAAGAGGCCATGCAGGCAGCCATGGAGCTGTTCGGCACAAAGGCCGGCCCGGCAATCGCCAAGGCCGTCATGGACGGCAGCCTCAGCTTCGAGGCCCTGGGCACATCCATTTACGACAACATGGGCACGGTGGAGGACACCTTCACTAACACGCTGGATCCAATGTCGACCATGCAGACGACCATGAACGAGCTGAAGTCTGCAGGCGCGGAGCTGGGCGGCCTCCTGATGGAGACGCTGGCGCCGGTGATCCAGACGGTCGCGGAAAAGATCCGGGCCGTGAAAGAGTGGTGGGATCAGCTCGACCCGGGCGTACAGGATGCGATCGCGAAGATCGGCATTGTCGCAGCAGTGGCCGGGCCGCTGATCACCATGGCAGGAAGCCTTGCCATGGGCCTGTCGGCGCTGATCTCCCCGGTCGGCCTTGTGGTGGCAGCCATCGCGGCAGCCATCGCGATCGGCGTCGCGCTCTACCAGAACTGGGACGAGATCAAGGCCAAATGCGAGGAGCTCGGCAAGAATATCAAAGAAAAATGGGAGACGATGAAGAAGAACGTCTCCGACGCTGTCGACAACATGAAGCAGAACGCCACCGAAAAGTGGGAGGCGATGAAGAAGAACGTCTCCGACGCTGTCGACAACATGAAGCAGAACGCCACCGAAAAGTGGGAGGCGATCAAGAGCTCGGTCAGCACGGCGGCGGAGACGGTGAAGACTTCTGTCTCGACGGCCATGGACACGCTGAAGAGCAACGTCTCGACGGCCATGGACACGCTGAAGAGCAACGTCTCGACGGCGTGGGAAACCACAAAGCAGACTGCGACGACGGTCTGGGAAGGCATCAAGAAGGCCATCTCCGACCCGATCGGGACGGCGCAGGGCATCGTCGAAGGTGCAGCGAAGATAGTCGAGGATAAGCTCGGATTCTCAGGGCTGACCGATAAGGTTAAAAACATCTTCGAGACAATAAAGGGTTTCATCGACGACCCGCTGGGGACGGCAAAAGAATTTGTGACAACTGCCGCAAGTACGATTGAAGAAAAGCTCGGGTTTTCCGGGCTTACAGAAACAGTAAGCAGTGTTTTTGATACTGTTAAAAAGTTTATGACCGACCCACTCGGGACAGCGAAGGAGGTCGTAACATCTGCCGCCAGCACGATCGAGGAAAAGCTCGGGTTTTCCGGGCTGACGAGCACCGTTGAAAGTGTATTCAATGCGGTTCAGGGGTTCATCGAAGACCCGATCGGAACGGCAAAGAAAACTGTCTCCGGGATCATCGAGGACATCAAGGGATTTTTCACCAACCTGACGCTGAAACTGCCGAAGATTGAGCTTCCGCCGCTGCCGCATTTCAAGCTCACCGGGAGTTTCTCCCTGAATCCGCCGAGCACGCCGAAGCTCACCGTCGAATGGTACGCGAAGGCCATGAATCAGGGGATGATCCTTGACGGCGCTACAATCTTCGGCGCCATGGGCGGCCACCTGCTGGGCGGCGGAGAGACCGGGCGCGAGGTCATTATCGGTCAGCAGTCGCTTATAGAGACCTTCAAGGCCGCAGTCGCACAGCGTGACGCGGTGATCATGGCGCAGAACGCCCAGGTGATCCGGCTGCTCCAGACGCAGGCCGAGCAGGGCGGAAGGCCGATCATACTTAACAGCAGGGAGCTCGCCAGAGGGCTCCGGAGCATGGGGGTATCGTTTAATGGCTAGACTGGGCGCAAATGTATATTACAATCCCGGGGAGAACATTGGAACAACCACATACCCGATAAACCTTAATGGCGCGCCGTGGCGGATCGTTGACGTTGATTTTCACACGTACAGCTGGGAGCCGAACGCCGTCGACCGGCAGATCGGCTCCGTCATTAAGCAGTTCGACAGGCCGGCAGCGGAGATCACCATGACGATCCAGTACGTCGGCAGCGCCAGCGCACAGCGGGAGAACTACGACATCCTGCATGACTTCTTCCAGCGGAGCATCGGCTGGAAGAAGCCGGGGCGCTTGGTATGGGGTATGCCACAGTGGGACTATGACCCATACGGGGATGGCGGAGAAGCCTGGTACATTGAGTGCTACGCGATCGAGAGCGAGACCGCTGCAGCATATAGCGCGATGGCGACGAACCAGATCACGTTCTATTGTCCGTATCCGCAGTGGATCAGGCGGAAGATTCACAGCTTCAGCGGGACGGGAACGCTTAGCGAGAGCAGCTTCCTCGACTTCGCCTATGAGTTCGACTACGACTTCCGCAACAGTGTATACGGCGCCGGCTCGCTTTACAACAACTCCCCATTCCCCGCAGATTTCATAATGGTAATGGGAAGCGCTCCGGATCAGGGGTATCGCTTTAAAACGGTGGAGAATCCAAGGGTCTGGATAAATGATCATGAATACGGCATCACCGGGACGCTCTCACCGATATACGAGGATCGCGCCTATCGGGAGCGTATCACGATCAACAGCCTGCAGAAGACCGTCACACACTGGTCGGATCTGGATGACAAGACGGTGGACTGGTTCGACAGGAGAGGCAAAAGGCAGTCCGTATTTGCGAAGATCCCGTCAGGGTACTCGACGGTAGCATGGTCTGGCGACTTCGTCACGACGATTTACCTCTACGAGGAAAGGAGTGAACCGCCTTGGACGCAGATCTTAGACAACTGACTATTGCCACGAGCGACGGCCGGGAGCGTTACATCGCCGAGACGGACTTCGACATTCAGGTCGGTAGGGATACGAACAGCTTTGTCGTGCAGATGCAGTACGTCGAAGGCGGGGAGCTGCCCGCCATGGGTCAAAGGGTCTTCATCCCGTACACGGAATACGGCGGCCCGGTCGGAGAGATCCGGTCGTCCACGATCACCGGGACGGTGGAGATCTGCGGGCTGACATGGCGCGGCCTGCTCAAAAGGAAGATCATCCAGCCGGACAAGGGCAAAGCATACTACACCGTCTCCGGATCGGTGCTTACGATCCTGCGGAACCTGATCACGAGGCTCGGGATCGGGGCGTACTTCGTCGCAGATCCGAGCATTGAGGCGGAGACCGGGAGCTTTTCCTTTGACAGGTACACGGACGCGGAGAGTGGCATCCGGAAGCTGCTGAAGCACATCGGGTTGAAGATGACCCTCACCTACGACCCGGAGCAGCAGCGCGTCGTGATCGGCGCCGCTGAGGTGACGAACTACTCGGCAGAGGTCGAGATGTCTACCGACGGCGAGCTGAACATCGAGACGACGCAGATCCGGAACGGCGTCAACCACCTGATCTGCCTCGGGCAGGGCGAACTTGCGAAGCGCCTGGTCACTCACCTGTACACGAACGCAGCCGGAACGATCAGCACGACGCAGTCGCTTTTCCGGGAGCAGGAGATCGCAGCGGTGTTTGAAGACAACGGCGCGGACACAATCGTGAAGCTGCAGGACGGAGGACGCAAACGGCTGCAGGAGATATGCAACCGGGTATTGTTCTCTGCTGATGTAGAAAGGACTTCAAAGGATCTGCTGATCGACGACATCATAAGCGGCATCGACTATGTAACCGGGCTGAGAGTCGCAACACCGATAACCGGCGTTATCTGCCAGAGCATGGACGGGGCAGTAAGCGTGGAGTATACGCTTCAGGAGGATTAAATGGATATAGTAACGGGCTTCAGGAACACCGCGCATATTACCTCTAACGATATGCAGGCGTTTAACCGCGGCGTCTTTTCAAGCAAAAGGGCTGACGGCGCGACCTGCCTGCTCAAAGGCGGGAACAACCTCTCTGCCTCGATTCTGTCAAACACAACGGTTCAGTTGCTGGACGGTGACGCGGTGGCGCAGGGCGTCCATTTCCGGATCAGGCCGGGCGGGACGGAGACCGTGACGCTTTCCCCTGGGACGTCCGGGTACAAGCGGTGGGATGCGATCTGTGCACACTATGAGAGGAACGTCAGCACCGGCATCGAGTCTGTGACGCTGGAGGTCGTGGAAGGAGCGCCGAGCACCGGAACGCCGACAAAGCCGGCGCTGGAGACAGCGGACGTTGTGGCAGGCGCGACCAGCGCGTACTTCCGCCTTTATGACGTGTACTTCTCCGGAACGACGCTGCAGAGCGTAACGTCCGCCATGTTGGAGCCGAAGAACCTCAACGCGCTGACGGACACGGCGGCCGCACTGCGGGCGGCAATAGACGACATCAACGACAGGCTTGTAGATGATACTGAGGTGTCGTACGTTTCCGGAAGCGGCAGCCTGTCGGCTTTCGGGCAGGGGATCGACCTGCTGAAAACGGACTACCACCAGAGCGGGCAGTTCTACGGACAGCATTTTTACTATGACAGCAGCAGCGGGATCAAAGACATCCCTTCAATGCTGTCCGACCATACGGAGCAGATCGCGGACATCAACACAAAGATCGGCCCGCTGGAGATCATCTACCACTACTTTGGATCCAGCACCAGCCCGTACACATTCAGCATCGGGTCAAACGCCATGTTCCTTTTTGTGCTGACTCGGGTAAACACGATCGCGGCCTATAATTACATGGCGCTCGGGAGTTACGGCGCAAACAGTTATAACTGGAGTCCGATCCTGCAGCAGGAGTACCCACCAATTTTTGATTTTGACTACTCGAACAAGACGCTGACCGTGAC